GCAGCCAATGGGGCGTGTCACTCAGCTACATGATCCAGCCCAGTCCCGACGGGCTGGCGCAGGCCTTCATCTTGGGCGAGACGTTCCTTGATGGCGCACCCTCCGCCATGGTGCTGGGCGACAATATTTTCTTTGGTCATGGACTGCCTGACCTGTTGGGAGAAGCTGACAAAACCACAACAGGTGCAACGGTCTTTGGCTATCGCGTCGCCGACCCGGAGCGATATGGTGTGGTGGATTTCGACGACGACGGTACTGTGCGGGCAATCATCGAAAAACCCACTGTGCCGCCCTCGAACTATGCCGTAACGGGACTTTACTTCATGGATAGCACGGCACCTGAACGAGCCAAGGCTGTACGCCCTTCGGCCCGCGGCGAGCTCGAGATCACGAGCCTATTGGAAAGCTACCTTCACGACGGCGCGCTAAGCGTGCAGAAAATGGGGCGTGGCTTTGCCTGGCTGGACACCGGCACCCATGCCAGCCTTCTGGATGCGGGTAATTTTGTGCGCACCTTGACCGAACGGCAGGGTCAGCAAGTCGGTTCGCCCGACGAGGTCGCCTTCGAGATGGGCTGGATTGATACAACCCAACTTAAAGCCCGCGCAGAGCAGTTCGGCAAGAATGGCTATGGGGAATATCTCAGCGGACTTCGACGGTAAAAGAAGTGCATTCAGCGTAGACGGCACATAAGAACAAAGAGAGAACTATTGTCTAAAAGCATGAGCTGCCAGCATTGGCGCCACGTCTTCTGTTTTGCTGGTTTAGGTGACACAGTTAATGGGTTGCCCGCAACGAGCCTCTGTCCGTCTTGAAACAGGCAATCACATTAAAATCGCAACATAATCCGGCGTGTAACTGAACGTATACCGCCAGCCTGCCGGAATGAGGACAGTTGCACTGACACCGTATCGGGCGGCAGCGATCATGGTCCAACCCGCGCCCGGGGCGGCTCCAGACAACCGACACTGGGAAGAAGATGTGTCGTAATAGGAGATCAGGATCGGACGGCCAGTTTCGTTGAGGTATTCGGCACCACCCTGTCGGTTGACCTGTGACCAAGTTTGGCCCCAGCCAATTGCATTGGCCAGCATATGCTGCTCGACGGAGGCGGCGCTCATGAGTTTTTCGACTGCAACACCAGCGCGCGCCTCGGCCAAACTCGCGATATCTGCAGCGATGGTGCGATTGGCACCGAGGTCGCCGCCGCCCGTGAGGCCAATGCCAGTTTCAACACGGCGGCTGTCACTGACCATGGCCTCCAGCGCCGTCTGCATGGCGCTGGAGACAGGCTTGTCCCGATCGGCCGTGTTGTTCACCTGCCCAAGGCCAACATCTGCGGCGGTCAGCATGACCTCCCCGGTCTTGCCCGCCACGGAACGGACAGTTCCCAGCTCCACGATTGTGAAAGTGCCGTTGCCATTGTCGCGTTTGAGATAGAGTTTGCCATCGCGGGTGTTGATGGCCAATTCCCCGAGATCGATCTGTGCCGTTGTTGGCACCTTTCCGGGCACGGCGGAGCGTTTGCTGAGCAGCTTTGACGTCATGGTCCCACGGCCTCCTGGGCTTTGGCAAATGCGATGACCGCCGTTGGAGCGCCATCGATGACGGCCCGCGCCGCGGCGCGTTCGGCATCGTCACGGACGACCTCCGGGTTTGGCACCATTATCGTCCCGGTCTGTTCGCCTGTCGTCTCGTCGTAAACCGTTTGCTCGGTCTCAGCAGGAAGCGGATCGATCGCGACCTGCACAACGACGGCCTCCATCACCGGCTCGCCGGTCGTCTCGTCGAACACGGGCTGCCCCTGCTCGTCGAGCGCCTGCTGCTCCTCGGTGACCTCGGCCCGCCCGTCGGCCAGCCGGTAACGCACCAGTCGCGCCTGCGCCGCCCGGCAGGCCACGAGCTGGTGGTTGAATAGGTTGTTTTCGCCGTTGACGAAGTTGTCGGCTTCCCAGCCCAGAGCGAAAGCCTCGTAGGAGACGTGCCCCAGCGCCTGCACCACGTCCAAGAGCCTGGCGGGCAAATTGTCGTGCGGGATGACGCGCAACAATTCCTCATCACCCCTGCGCGCACCCGCCAGGGCAAGATCGGACACTACATAGGACATGCCACGTTTGGGGGCCTGCCGTACGCTCAGGGGCGCATCGCCCTTCTGAATGAATACTGTCATGGATCAGACCTCCCGCACGCAGATTGCGCCCACGTCCACCGTGGCCGGAGCCACCGCAAAAACCAGCGAATAGATGAACCCGTCATAGCTGACGGCATAGTCCTCGCCCGTGCCGGGGCGTTTTAGCGCGCCGTCCACGTAGACGAACTTCGGCTTCCACCCCCGCGGCAGCGCGAAAGCAGTCAGTGCGCCGGTGCCGGAGAACCAGAAGGCTTCCTGCGCGACGCCAGCGGCGACCTTCGCCCGGAGCGAAGCAAGCTCCTCACGAAGGTTCAGAGCGGGTTTCTCGATGTTCACAGTCATGGATTTACTGCTCCGCGATCATGCCGCCCACCGCCGAGATCGCGGTCGTGACGGGGTTTTCGGTATTTGCCACGCGGACGAGGCCGTCGAATACGCTGCGGCCTTGGCTGGTGCCCACATGCAACAGGTTGGTCTTGGGATCGCGGGCCAGCGCTGTGACCGCATCGCTCGTGCCGTAAAGTGTGCACTGAGCACCCGGCATGAACAGCTTGCGCTCTTCCTCGTAGATTTTGGCAATCTGGTCCGGGACGGGTGCAGTGTCGGAGATACGCCAGAGAGCATAGCGCATCGCCTCGTTGCCACCACCGATATCAGCTGACACCCCGAAATACATCGGCTGGTCGCTGATGACGTCATAGGCGTTTGCAATTCCACCTGCTGATAGTTTCCCATCAAGATAGACGCTCAGCTCGCTATTGCGGCGCATCATGGTAACATGTGTCCAAACCCCAATCGGGGTGGCTTGCGCGGCCGAAATTCCATTGTTTCCAACGGTCAGGACGAGGGCTCGCGACGAAGTTGAGGTAAAACGCCAGATGTATAGGCCGGTGTCCGCACCGCCCATGCCTTTGCGTTGCAAGACTGCGGTGGTTGAATGGCCGCCCGGATCAAACACCCAAAACATGACGGAGAAGTCACCAGTTCCAAAATTCAGCCCAGAGTTATACGGCTGAACTAGATATTTTTCGGACCCCGATACAGATCGGAACCCGCTATATGCGACCAGCTCCGCACCGGCGGCCACCGGGATGCGCGTGATTGTGCCATTGACGATAAGTCCGCCTGGTCCGCCCCCAGACGCCAGTGGGTTTTGATGTCGGTCAAAATCGACCTCTTTGACCGACATCCTCAAAATGGTTGTTGTTGCGTTTGTCTGACTGAGCAAGATACCAATATTTTGGAAGCCCGGCATCGCTTTTGCGTAAAACACTTGGGTTGTTGGCTCTGAAACTGCGCCCAGAACGTAGTATACGCGGCCAGCAAACTGGATGCGGTTTCCAGAAGCAGATGTGGTCGAGTTGTTGTATTGGATCTCTACGCGGTAATACTTGTTGTCCTTGATCCCAGGCAGATTTCGGTTGAGCGATCGGTCGCTGCCGTTTTGTTCGGTAATTGTCACTTGTCCCAGGATAGACCAGTCAACGCCATCGGCAGAGTATGACCACAAAGAGCTGTCGATCATATCCGCGTCGTCATTCAGCTCAGCAGAAGTAACTAGGTCAGTCTTATCAGTTTCAGCTAAAAATACTGCCTTTGTGTTGCGAGGTGCGAAGTATGGAGCGTGATCCCACCCATGAAATGATGCCAAACCATCATTGTCGCTGTCAGTGTAATAGAGAGTCGCTAGGCCGGTTGTGTAGCTCCCACAAGCCAATGTTCCGTCGTTCGCAAGCAAGGTACTAAAGCCGTGAACGTTGCTATCGTTGGTCCGCGGCAAGTTCCAACCATTAATCCCGACATCGTATAGCGCATCACCTGCTGCATGGTTGTTTAAAAGCGCAGAGGCATTCTCATCCGGCAGCGCGTTGAATTGGACGACAGCACCGTAGCCGTTAACAGAATAGTGAGCGTCGTGGATGAACAACCTTCCGTCAGCATCGAAGGCAACACGCATCGTGCGATTGCTGCCCCAATTTAAAATATCAATCACTGCTCCGTTATCCCTGATAACCGAGGTTCCGCCGCTAGTCGCCGCCGCGATCGTCGGTATAGGTAGGCCTGTTGCCGGATCGACTGGCGCGTCGGGGAGGACGGTTATGGCGACGTCGTTGACGCGGTTGTTTAAGATCGGTCCGTAGTAGGCGTCTTGGACGATGTTCTTGTTGTCGTTTCTTTCAGATATCGTTCCCTTGTAGAGATGAGACCCAAGGCTACTGGTGTTAAGATAGCGGCCCGTTTCAGCCAAAAACGATACAACGTTCAAGGCATAAGGGCTTGCACCAATCACCAAAACTGCGTTGTGCATAACGATGGACGTAAGCGTCGAAGTTGCACCGCCATAGATCATGTCGGTGTCAAAATCGTTATCAAACACCATCCACATCGGCAGCGCAGGGTCATCACCATCGTAGATCGTCAGGCGGTTTTCCTCCGCCACGATCACCGCGACCGCCGGAAACTCCCGGCGCGCCCCGCGCGTGGCCGTGTTGAGCGGCTCGTTATACCAGCTTGTGTGCTGGCACCGCTTGCGCCATGCCCCGCCGTCGCTGTCAAGACTCGTGTCGTAGACGAATATGTCCACGGCGGTCACGGCCTTCTCCGCGAGGATCGCCCCGATGCCCTCGTAGGTCACGTTGGCTTTCACGGTTGCGAGATGGGTGGCGGCGTCGGCCGCGTGCGCCGCCGACTCGTCCCGGACCGCCTCGGTCGCGGTCTGTTCGGCCTGCGCGGAGATCACCTCGGCCTCGGCCTGCGCGACCTGCGCGTCGAGCTGCACCTTTGTGACATTCGCTTCGGCGGCCAGCTGATCAACCGATCCGGTCAGCTTCGAGATGGAGCTCATCAGGGTCATATGTTCGGTCCTCGAAGGGGGGAGATGGGTTGGGGGCGGCACAGCACGGTCAGCGCCGCCCCGCCCGGATTATTCTTCGACGACCATGCCGCCAGCGGCCGCGATGGCCTTGGTGACGGGAACTGTCGTTTTGGCAACCCGGCGCAGGCCCTTGAACACCGACCGGCCTGCCGAGGTGCCGACGTGCAGAAGCCCTGTGTCCGGATCGTGCGCAAGGGCAGTTACCGCGTCCGACGCGCCGTAGAGCGTGCAGGCGGCGTCTGCTTGGAACAGGAACCGCTCGTCGGCCTGGATCTTGGCAAGCTGGGCGGCCGTCGGTGTGGTCGCGGTGACGCGCACCAGCGCCTTCGGCTTCGTCCCGGCGATCTTGAGGGTCGCCCCCGTGATCGACAGGCCGTCGATAGACGCGGCGCTGACGACCCCGTGCTTGAACTCCCAAACGCCCGCGGTTTGCTCCCAGCCAAGCGCATAGAGCGTGTCGGCGTAGGTCGCGTCGGTGCCTTCGAGATAGTTGGTCTCGGAGAAGCCGCTGTAGGCGATCAGCTCTGCGCCAGAGGCGACGGGCGCCCGGGTGATTGTGCCGTTGACCACGAGGCCACGGGCGTTCACCGAGCGGTCGGCGTCGACGGCGCGAACAGACACATTGTCGTAAAGCGTGGTGGTGGGGCCAGAGGCGTAATTCAGAATAGTCAGATAAGTGGTGGTCGATTGGGCTGTGAACTCAAGAACCACTGATCCGGAACTCGCCCCAGCGAGAAATTGACTAAGGTTATTATTTCCGTAAGCAAAAGAGCTTACCCAAAACCATGTCCCAGCATTTTGGCTAAAAGAAACCGTCCAGCGATACCTTTGCCCGACAACAGTTGCTATTGTTTGGCGCGCAGACACATCGGAAGTCGTTACAGTTGAGACAGCTATTGCGCCCGATGCGTCCCACTCCACCAAAGACGGGTCTGATGCGTCCCACCCAGAAATGTCGGTATCGAACGTCCCATTCGTCACCAACTCAGACCCAACCATATCGGCGTCGTCGGTATCCGCGAGGAACGCGCCGCGAATGTTTCCGGGCATCCAGCCTGTGGCGTAAGTAGAGGTGCGGCCGAGAATTAAACTGGCAGCAAAATTCTGCCAGTTGATGACGCCAAGTCCCTGACCGCCCCGAAAATAGCGCCCGATATAATCAGCATCGCGACCAGCAAACAGAACCCTTTCATTAGCTGAGTTTGCTCCCAAGCCAATACTGGGTGTTTGAGAGCCCATCAAAAAACGCTGGTCGGTCTCATAGTCCCATACGTTTTGCCCCCAAAACGCAGTTGAAGATATGCCGGACAAAGCAACCTTTGTTCCAAGTATATCCAGTCTCGAAACACGACCGCCTTGCGTGGGGTGCATCTGCGCGCTGATGACAGTCCCATCGTTCTTAATCACCGAGGCGCCACCTTCAGTCGCCACCGCAATCGTCGGCACCGGAAGCCCCGTCGCAGGATCAATCGGGGTGTCGGAAAGGACGGTCATGGCTACGTCGTTGATAAACGCGTTGATGAGAGAGCCGGAGAGAATTTGGGCCGAAAGGTTCAGGTTCCTTTGAATTATGCTCCCCAAGATAACTGCCCGCGGCGGATTGTATCGTTCTGCTTTTTCGGACACGAAATCGACAAGCTGCAGGCCGTTGATTGAAGACCCAACCGCCATTTTACCGTTCAGAAATGAAACGGACGTTCCGCCTGATAGCAGCCGGACCATGTTCCCGCCGCCATCGTTAAACACCATCCACATCGGCAGCGCCGGATCAACACCGTCATAGATCGTGACGCGGTTCACCTCAGCGACGATCAAAGCCACTGCCGGGAACTCGCGCCGTGCGCCACGGGTCGCAGTATTCAATGGCTCATTGAACCACGATGTCCCGGCGCAGCGATGCCGCCACGCGCCGCCGTCGCTGTCCTTGGAGGTGTCGTAGATGAACACATCGACCGCCGTGATGGCTTTCTCGGCCGCGAGCGCGGTCAGGTCCTGATATGCCACCGCCGAGGCAGCAGACTGGGCAGCAGTGTAAGCGGCGTCTTTGAACGCCCCGGCCTGATCCCGCGCGGACAGGGTGTTGGTCTTTGCGTTTTGCGCCTGCGTGGTGGCGGACTGCGCGTCGACAACCGACGCATCGAGGGTGGCCTTTTTTGTGACGACGGCGGCCCTAAGCTCGTCCACCGAGGTCGCGAGGCTGTCCACTTGCTGTTCGACGGTCATTGGCGGGGCTCCTTAGGAAAAGGCGACGGCGGCGACGTAACGCGTCTGAGAATTGGTGAAGGCAGTCGCCATTTCGAGCATGGCGGTCTGAATTTCGGTGAGCGATCCGGCGGCGTCCTCAACGGTGCCGATGTTGTTGGCCACCACCTGGATTTCCTCAGAGAGCGGGGCAACCACGGCAGCAGCACCCGATGCGGTCACGGCACTGGCGGCGGCATTGGCCTCGCTTTGGGCCGCCGCCTGCTGGGAGCCGAGGGCCGCAACCTTCGAGGCGGCGGCAGCCTGTTCCGACGCAGCAGCATTGGCCTCGGAGGTGCCTGCCTGCGTCGCGGATGACGCACCGTCGATCTTGCTTTGCGCGGCCTGCGATGCGCTGACCTCGGCTGCATCTTCCGAGTCCTTGGCATTGCCAGCCGAAACAAACGCCTCGGACGCCTTGGCCACAGAAGAGGTCGCAGCATTTTGCGCGGCAGTCAGCTGGGTGCCAAATGTCGCCAGCTGCGCCTGGCCAGCTTCGATTGCCGCTTGCGCCGCGATCATCTGATCATAGGTCGCGTAGGCTGGCAGGTCCACATAGGCGGTCAGGCCATCGCCGACCTTGTTGATCCCGGTGTCGATTTCAAAGCCGAGCTCGCCTTCATCGAGGATCGGGTTTGCCGCGGCCCATTCAGCCGCCGTTCCCCGGCGCATCTGAATTTTCGCGAATACGGTGCTCATGGGGTCTCTCCTGCGCTGCGCCCGTCAATCGTGCGCGAGGTCGGGTCTGTGACGGGGCCACCACAGTCGATCACGGCAAACCCAGTGTAGTCAGTGTCTGGTGTCCCGCCGTCGAGGGTTTGCGGAACATAAGGAACCTCGATCAGCACAGGCCCCAGCGCGCGCTGTCGGAACGGTGATTTCCCAAAATAGACAACGCCGCTCATGCTGTTCCCCTTGTAAACGGTGACGGTCACCGGCGTGCGCTCAGCCCGCAGCCAGAGCGCCTCGAACGGCGCAATGCCGCGGACAAGCCGCATGCCCCGAATAGCAAACCCGCCGAAATCGCTGATCGGCGGGGGTGCCTCATAGCCCGCCAATTGCCCCCACAGGCGCGCGCCCATAGGCGGGACGATCAGGGCGGCCGAGGCGTTGAAGGCCACGAGCGTCCAGGCATCCGGGATCAAGTGATGGTCTGTCGGCTCCACAGATCTCCCTCCCGCCGCGTGTGATCAAGGACGCCATCCGCAGAGTCGCTCCCCAATTTCGTTATGCGCAACAATCTGCGCCAAAGTCCCATCGGTCAGGACATCTGCGCGCGAGGGGCGAATTGGCTCCGCCCAGTCGCAGCTTTCACGATACCGGCTGGGATCAATCGCGCATCCAGCGCTCAGCACGGCGGTCAAGATCAGCGCGATCAGCGTTGCGAACTTCATGGCGGGTCTCCTTTGATGTCTGCATCGCACGCACCCGCGCGTCGGCCCGGCGGATCGCCAGATCGGCCTCGGCTTGATGGCGGCCGTGTCGGATCAGGGACCAGACCGCAAAACCGAGCGCAGCAGCCAACGCACCCCAGAAAGCGGCGCGTCGACCAAGCCCGGAGAGCGCCATTGTGATGACCGTGCCCATCACGGCGTTTTCCCTTTGCGATGGTCCTCGATCCGTGCGTTGCGGGCTTTTACGGCATAAATAATCACGCCCACGAACACGGCCGCGCCGATCCACGGCAGCGCTGCGGCGAGCCAGCCGTCGAAGCCAATGATAGCGAAGGCGCGCTCGGCCAGTGCCCGGGCGTTTTCGGCCTCGGCGACAGCGGGGGCGATCTGCGATCCGACAGTGCCGACAGCCCCCACGACCCCAAGCCCGATCTGGGCGTTGGCAGCGGTCACGATCCGGCTTTCAATCGGAGTCCCGGCGGCGCGCTCCGGCGCAACAGCCCGAGGCCGGGCATTGGGCAGCGCCTCGGTCAGCGCCACATCGATGATCGGCACCAGCGGCAGGTTGTTATCATCCCGAAACGCCAGGATTGCAGCGCGCGTGCGCGGACCCATGATGCCATCGGCTTTGCCCACTTCGTGATAGCCCAACCCGCGCAGGCGCGCTTGCACCTCGCGAACGGACAGGGTGACAGCCGGGGCCACATTCCCAGCCCGACGCACGCCCAAGAGCTTCGAGGCCGGATAGCGCTTTACATTGACCGCATCGGACTGGTTGCCACCGAGCCCCCAGACCCAAGCACCCTCGATGCGGTCGATGAAGAATACATGACCCTGCCAGCTGGAACTGCCGCGTGGGATCACGCCAATGTCGCCTGGCTGGGCATCGTGCACCGCTACCGGTACGCCCCAGTCCAGATAGGACCGAGCGGTCAGCTTGCGGGTTGACCGCAGCCCCGCCTTCTCAAGGCAGTGGCCGACAAAAGCGGCGCACCAGGCCACAGAGTCATGCTCCACCCAGTCATGGCCGACCGAGGCATACATTTCCATCACGACCGGGTTGTTCTCGGGCCCCGGGCCCTCAACGGTGCCGATATAGGTCTTGGCAATCTCAAAAGGGGTCATAGCGATCTCCATGCGCAAAGCCGCCCGCGGGCGTGCGCGGTATGCAAAGTTCAGGGTTTCAGGGGATGTGGTGGATGAGGCGCGATCAACGCCGCGTCAGGTCAGCATGAACCAGGAGGCCAGCAGGCCGATGATCGACGAGACGGTTCCGGCGATTGCGAAGCCCGCCAGGACGGTCTTTCGCATGGCCTCTGTGGCATCTTGATGGGCCTGGTGCCGGGCCTCCTGCGCGATATTGGAGACCTCGTTCTGATGGACCTGCTTTGGCAAGCCGCTCAGGACCGCGCCGCCGGTTTCCAGACGCACAAGCCGTGTGATGAAGTCCTGCACCAGGGCCGAGGTCTCCTTGCGATGCTCTTTGGCGTCGATGAGCGCGGCCTCGATATGGCGCAATGTGCTGCGTATCGCTGCGATTTCGGATCGCAGATCATTATCTGTCATGGGCTTCCGCCTTCTTGTCATGTGTCTGTTCTGCCAGGTGCGCGTGGCGCTACCGGTCGTCAGAGCCCGCGCCCTGCTGTGGCTGTTTGAGCTCCAGCGTCGTCACAAAGCCGCCCGCGCGCGTCAGCGTGTGGGTCACTGCCTCAATCCGGTACGCGCCATCGACGCCGGGCCGCGTGCCCGCGATGATGCACAGCCCGTCCGGAATTGCCGCGGGATCGCCTTCGATGGTCACGGTGCCTTCACCTGCGTCCCGCTCGGCGGTGGCGGCATCGCTGTCGGTCTGCTGGGTGGTCTCAACCGCATCCGGTTTGGCAAAGCGAAACGCATGCAGCGCGCGCACATCGAGACCGGTGGCGCGCTCTGCCAAGTCCCACCGTGCGGCGATCATGTCATACCACCGCGCGCGGACTGTGCTGAACTGCGGCCGCCCCAACTGCGGGGCGATATCCCAGCTCTGCAGGTTGTCGCCCCACCGGGCCAGAACGACCGCCTGATAGGTGCCGTTGCGCTTGGACAGGATTGCGGTGTTGCCAACAATCCGGAAGTTGCCGCCCACCTCGCGGGCCAGCCGTTCGCCCATGGCGATGAAGCTTTCGTCGCGCATCTCGAAATAAGTCCGCCGCAAATCCCGCAGCTCGGGATCCACCTCGACAGTTGCGATCCCCGCATGGCGGGCCGCATCGCGCAGGATCGTCTCGATGGTCTGGTTGTCCCAATGGCGCTGCTGACCTTCCTTTGCGGGCCCGGTCGTGTCCATGCCCTTTGCGACGATCATCAACCGACGCCCCCCACCCCGGTTGCCAGAAGATTTGACCTCATCGACGGTGCCGCGAAACACCACCCGGAGCCCCCCGCTCTCCCAACCCAGTGCAATCACCACATTGGCCCCCTTTTGCGGCAGAATGATCCGGGCTTCCGTGTCGTCGATTTCCAGATCGGCACTGTCGGTATGGGTGCCCACTTTGTCCGAGACCCGAAGACCAATCAGCACCGGCAGTAGCGCCGTGGTGATATTGCTGCCCGCCACCGTCACATTGAATACAGCGCGTTTGGACATGGGCAGGCCTCCTTACCAAAGCCGGATCGGGTCCAGCACCTGCTGCGCGCGCGGGATCGGGATCGGCATCTCAAAGCGCGCCCCAACCGGCAGGGTCTGGCCAAGATCGGCCAGCCCGGGGTTCATGTCGTAGATTTTCTTCACCAGACTGGGCATGGGCCGGTGGAAACGTCGCCAAACGATCAGCGCGACGGTCAGCCCGTCGCCTTCGATGGTCACGGTTTCGGTGACTGGTTTGGTCACGGAGGTCCTCATGGCACTCACCGCGTGGCCCAAAGGAAGATATCGGCCAGCAGCGAGAAGAAACTGGCTGAGGACGGGCTGTCGCAGCGTTTAACGCTGATATCCACGTCAATGACTTTGCCGACGCCCTTGGGGTCGAGATAGGTCGAGCGCTCCTGCACATCGAGAATGACCACCCAGCCCATCACCGCACCATCGCCGCGCATCAGGTATTGTGGCCGCCCCGACGCCCGCGCCTGATAGAGCGTCTGCAACTGACCCAGCCCGCCGAACTTTTCCGGATAAAGTTTGGCCTTGATGGTCCAGCTTTCCGGGCCTTCGCCCACGAACTCCAGCGGTGGCCGAATGCCAAGAACCGGCTTTTCGGCAAAACCCGCCTCATGGCCGTGGCCATAGCTGTTCGTGTTGAAGGGGATCACCTCAAACTGCACCGGCCCCAACATCATCAACATCACGCAAACCTCATGCCTGTATCCGCAAAGACGCCCCGGAAGGCTTCGCGCAATTCGCTGCGCATCTGCTCACCGATGTCGCGCGAGAGCTGCGCAGGATCGACGCGCTCTGTGGTGTGGATGGTCGGCGCGATGCTGATTTGTACGTCGATCTTTGGAAACGACGCGCGCGACGCCCTTTGCGCCGCCGCCGGTGCATCGACCGCATCCGCTGTGCCGACCCGCGGCGCTGGCCCCTCGACTGCATCTGGCGCAGACACGACGGACAGTGGTGTGACCAGCTGCGGCCCGATTGACTGGACAGCGGCCACGGCCGAGGGCAGTCGCTGGATTGCAGCAACCACCTCCGCGATGGCCCCAAAGGTATTCACAAAGCCGGAACGGGACGGCGTGACCAGCTCTGGCCCCTCCTCACCCACCAGATAGGTGCCGTCCCGGCTGACCGGGCCACCACCTGCACGGGCACCGTCAATCTCCGGCACCGACCGCACGGGCGCCACCGCACCGCCCTCCGCGGCAGCCATTTCAGCGCGCAGCGCCCGCACGCGGGTGAGTGCTCGGTCGATGGAGGCAGTGTCAATCTCTGGCGTGGTCTCCGTTTCCCCGAGTATGCGCAGTGCCTCTGTCACCTCATCCGCGCGGACACGACCCGCATCGAGATCTGCTTCGACCCCAACCAGCTCTTCCTGCAACCGTCTCAGGTCGGCCCGCAAGGGCGCGGCCAGCGTTTGACCCATCGGCCCGTTCTGATCAATCTGGTCGATCTGCGCCTGAACCCCGGCCATTTCACCGCGCAGGTGTGCGGCGTAGTCTGACAGGTCTTGCAGATATTGCGGCGTTGGCAGATCACCAGCCGCGCGCGCCGCCGCCAGCGTCTCAGCCGCAGAGCGCTGCTCCACCGGCAGACTGTCAAATTCCGCCTGACCCGGTGGCGTAGGGATCTCTGGCGGTGTGACCTCCTCTTCCCCCATCATCCAGCGCAGCCAACGCGGCGGCTCGCCAAAGCTGATCAGGCTGGACAGATCAATGCTGCCAATCGCGTCGATGATGCGGCCCGGAATGCCAGCAACCCAGTCGATGAACTCTGCAAACCGCTCACGGGCCCCGTCCCAGATCGACTGGATCAGAGCGCGACCGGCCTCGACCAATGCACCGGCCGCCTCAATGATCCGGGCAGGCAAGCCAGCAAACCAGCCAATGATATTCTCGGTCACCTCTCGCGCCCGTTCGGTGATCCGGGCGATGTCTTCCTCGGACAGGGTCTCGCGGGTGAACAGCCCCGACAGCAACTCGCCAAGACCCGACAGCTTTTCGCGCACCCAACCCCACGCGTCGCCGAAGGCGGTGACGAACGGGTTCAGGAACGAGAGCTTTTCGCCGACCCAGTCCAGCCCGGGCTGCAGCGCTGCGCTGATCGCCTGTCCCACGCCGGTGAAGATCGCGCTGATCCGGTCCCAATACCGCCAGATGGCAATGCCAGACGCAGCCACAGCGGCGGCAATCACTGCGAACGTGCCCCAGACTGGAGCGGAGATCGTGGCGACCGCAGCACCTATGGCCGCAATGCCGGAGGACAGCGCCGCAACGCCGGGCACTGCCAATGCGATGCCTTTCAGACCCGCCACCAGGCGTCCGATGGTGCCAAGAGGCTGGCCAGACATCGCCGCCAGCGCCGTTTGCAGCCCGATCATGGAACTTGCCGCTGCGCGCGCGCCAATCGCGGCGCGCCCGATGCTGTTGTAGCCCGCCGCAATCAGCGACAAGACACCCCCGCGCCCCAGAAGCCCGGCAAAGCGCAGCGCCGCCATCGCCCCTTTGAAGGCGATCACCGCTGCGGTCGCCCCCACCACGGCCAGCGTCACCTCCGGATAGGCATTCGCTAGATCGGCCAGACGGGTGATCAGCGGCGTGACGGCTTCGGCAAGCTGCGTGATCGCGGGCATCAGCGCATTGCCGATATTGATCTGCAACTCGGTCAGAACGTTCTGGAACCGCTGCATATTAGCCTGGAACGTGTTGTTGCGAGCAGCAAACTCTGCAAAAGCCGAGCCTGCGTAATTGGCGCGATCCCCCACCATGCCGAGCGTGTCCTCGACAAGGCCAAGGTTGGTCAGCAGCGGTCCGAGCGCACGGGCCTCATTGCCAAAGAGCTGCGACGAGATCGCCGCGCGCTGCTCGGCTGGCAACTGGCCGATCCGGCGCAGCACGTCGATTGTGGTCTCGACCGCGTTCTCCTGCATGGAGCGGGCAGTTTCTTCTGCGTCGAGCCCGAGGGCTGCGAAGGCCCGGCTCTGGCCTGCCGTGGCGGCTTCACCTTTTGTGAGCGCCGCCCCCATGTTTCGGAAGGACGTCGCAGCGACCTCGCTGGTCGAGCCTGCCGCCAGCATCGCCGAGGCAAAGGCAGCGGTTTCTTCGGCGGTAAAGCCGAACATGGTCGCCTGCGCCCCCACCCGCTGGACCACGTCCAGAATGTCCGCCGCACTAGAGGCCTGGCTGTTGGACAGATGGTTCATCGCATCGGCCAGCGACACCGTCTCGTCAATGGTCAGGTTGAGGGCCGTCATCAGGTTGGCCATCGAGCCACCCGCCTGCTCGGCGCTGATATCAAACGCCACGCCAATCCGGGCGGCGGCATCGGTGAAGCGGATCAGGTCCTGCCCGGCAATCCCGGCCTGACCCGCCGCTGCGGCAATGTCGGCAAGGCCCGTCACCGCGATCGGAATGTCGCGCGACAGCGCAAACAGGTCCTGCTGGAACTGCGCGAAGGCCTCAGGGCTTGGAAAGTCCACCACCTTGGCCACATCGGCCATGGCGCTTTCAAAATCCGAGGCCGCCTGGATCGGCGCGCCAATCGCGCCGCGCAGGGCGTAAAAGCTGGCCACCGCATCCACCAGCCCGCCACGCGCGTCAGCCAAGGCGCGGTTGTTGCGGGTGATGGCCGCGTTCAGGCGGTCCCCGAAGGTGATGGGCTGGCCATTGGTCTCGCGGACGGTGTTCGAGATACCCGCCAGCGCATTGGCTGCCCGGCGCGCCGGGCTGGTCACCCGGTCCAGCAGTTCGATGACCAGTTGGGATGTGAGCTGTGTCATGGATCATGCCTTTAAGGTCGCGCGGGACGCCCGACGCGGCGTAGGATCACCTCATCTTCGCCGCCCGCGCGAGACGCCGGGCCTCGGCGTGCCACAGCACCACCTCGGACCACTCAATCTCGTCAAAAGCCGTCAGCGGCGTGTTCAGCCAGTGGGCGGTTTCGGCAACGACCGATCGCCAGGGGGCGAAGCCGTGCCCTTGGGGAAAAAATCCGCAATCACCTCCGACAGCGCGGTGAAGTCGTCAGTGTCCAGATCCTCGATCATCTCGACCGGATAGCCCGTCAGCGCCGAGGCCATGACAATGCCCTGGTCCAGGCGGTCGGTGATGCCGTCCAGCGCCGCGTTCATCCGCTTGAGGTCCTTCACCTTCGGCTTGGCGATGCGGATCTCGGTGATTTCGCGACCCTCGAAGGTCACCGGCACCGAAAGAGAGACTGTTTTCGTCTTGGGATCAGACATGGATCACCTCAAAAGCCATTGGGAAGGCGCAAGATCGCGCGCTCGTCTGCGTTTTGCGACGTGCCGTTGACGCGCCAGTCGGTGGTGAAGAAGTCCCAGTAGTATTTCTCGGCCCCCTCGAAATAGAGCTCGTAATGCAGAATTTCGTTGATGGCATAGTCAAAGCCCTGCAACTCGCCGCGCTGAAACGCCTCCGGGTTAGCCGTGCCCAAACGCCCCTCCAGCACCGCCTTGGCCTCGATGGCCACGCCGTTGCGCTTATCGCGCACCGAACCGTAGGCGGTGAACTTCTTGCGCGCCGTGGCACCCAGACCAAACTGCGTCAGCAGATCCGGGTCCCAGCCCGCCAACTTGAAGCTGGCCTCAAGCTTCTGAATGCCGAGGGCGACCTCGATCTGCACGCGCGAGCCACCCGGATGGTGGTCTTGGGTAATCTCCTGCAGGTTGGGCAGCTGCAACTCGGTCAGCGTCAGGTGCTTGGAGGCCATGGGGTTCTCATCGCCGCAAAACAGGTTTGCGGCCTCCATCACGTAAATATTGCTCATGGGAGCGTCTCCTGAATGTCGGACAAGTTTCTGGCCGGTCAGCCGGTGATGGTGCCAACCTGCGCGAGCAGATCATCGAGCAGCGCATCAAGTGCCGGGCGGTAGCGCGCGGACTGGATGCCGAGATAGCGCAGGACCGGTGCTTCCTCGGCGGCAAAGCTGACCGTGAAGCGGCCCTGCCGCAGTTCCTCGGGCGTGTTCTGATCGCGGATGAACTTGATCTCGAAGCCAAGGATGTCGCCATCGGCCTTGAGATTGCGCAGGCCGGTTTCCATCGTGTTGAGGATCGCCTGAATGGTCTGGCCCGTGATGTTGAAGCGCCCGAGATAGAACCGCAGGGTGCGCAGCAGCATCAGGTGGATGAAGTCACGCCCGCGGGTCACGTTGTAGAACCGCCAGAGGTCGTCCTCGCCAGCATTGTCGGTGCCGACAAAGATGAACCCGCCCTGGCCGATGGCACTTTCCACGCCCATTTCACCGCGCAGGAGCACGCCGACATTGGCCGACAGCAAGCGCTGGCCTTCGGTCGCGCCATCGGTGAGCGAGAAGTTGATCGGGCGCGACGGCCCGATGATGCCCTGCACCGGCTGGTTGGCCCAGCTGTGGAACGGGCGGCCCTGCTTTTCGTGGTCTCGGCGCACGCCGATGCCGATCACCGCGGGCGACAGCGGCTGAACGACACTCACCCCACCGTCAAACACCTTCACTGCAGGGTCGACCGGGATCAGGCGCTGCGAGGCAATCGTCTCTCGCCAATCGATGGCGTCCTGCTCGGTGGTGGCCGGGCCATCCACGACCGCATGCGCCAGAAGCTTTTCGCAGATGGCTGGCAGCGCTGCGCAGACCGGGTTGGCCTCGCCGATGCCGCGCTGACTGGTATAACCAGGGGCACAGATGAGGCGCGGAATGATGCCCAGCTCAGGGCCAGACGTCAGAAAGGCTTGCAGGCCGGTGGAGACGCCGTCGCCGACGATATTGGCGATGGTCGCGTCCGTATCGGCACCCTCCTCAACGCGCACGACCACGACCTTGGCGGCCACCTGGAACTCGCCGAGCTGCGCGTTGATCAGCGTGACCGCATCACGCAGCGTACCGGTCGCGCCGAGCGCTGTCAGCTTGGTGGCGTCGTCAGAATAAAGAAAGACCGGCATGTCCGCCGGGAACACCGATGCATCAGCGTCGGGCGCCGTGCCGATCAGGCCCACGACGGACATATCGCTCCAGACGGGCGGGCGTGGCTCAGTATCAATCCGCGTGATCGAAATCCCGAAGGTCGGGTCAGACATGAGAGGGTCTCCTTGTATAGCCAAATCCCCACGCGGCCGTCAGGCGCGCATGAAGGTATATTGGATGCTTGGGATCGGCGGTTGGCCGAGGTTCAGAACGACAGCGTCGGTGTCGTGATATCGAGGTCGGTCTTTGTGTCGGACTGAATCTGGATCTCAAGGATCAACGCTGGTCCCGGAGATGCTGTGGGTTCCCCAAAGACCCGGATCGCGCGGGCAAAGCCGCCCGCACCGTCATCGACAATCTCACCCACCTGCACATCGCGCACATCGGTGATGCCCAGCTTGGTGCTGATCTCTGTCAGGGTGGATCGCATTTGCACCTCCTCCGTCAATACGTCCCGCCATCAACCAGATCGATCCGGTCTTGCAGCGCCGTCAGCGTTGATTGCAGGTTGGAGACCTGAGCAATCGTATGGCCATGAGTGCTGGCCGCTTTGCTGGCGAGCTGCGCCGTGAGGTTGGGAATATCCCCGATCCCAAGCGCCACTTCCCCCGCCTGGCCATTCACGGACGACACCGGGCCATTGGCCAGAACGCTTTCGGCAATATCCGCCGCCGCCGCCGCATCCTGTGCCGCCTGCTGGGCCAGGGCCAGCGCACTTGAAACTGCGGCGGCCGTTTCAATCACGGAAGCTGCAAGACCCGCGCTGGCAGAAATTACCCAATCGCCGTGCACCGCCGCCCCGATATCGCCATTAACGGCCACCACTTCGCCCGCCAGCCCGCCATTTGCGCGGGCGTAGCTATCGACCCGAAACACCGCCCAGTCGTTCAGGCTGCCGCCCCCATCACGCGTCAGCACGACATAGGGCGTGGGCGCAAAGAGCGCCCGCGCGGGCGTGTCGTCGATCTCGAACGTGGTGTGTTGGCCCACCGACACGGTAAGCGGCGTTGAGGACGTTGCCACCAGAAACCCGTTTTCCGCTGCAGCTTGAGCCGCCGCGAGAGCCGGTCCAAGAACCTCGTTGACCCGCGACAGCCCCAGCGTCACCAGATTGTCAGTGGCACCGCGGATGCGCGCCAGCTGCGCGTCAAGATCACCGAGGCTTTCGGCAATCAGGCGGTAGCGGCGATTGAAGAAATCCCGATCAAGGTCCTGATTGTCCCGCACCCTCAGGTCTTCAAACCTCAGCATGGCGTCATCCTTTCTTCAGCGGCTCGGATGTGGCGATCGCCTCGGGATGGTCTGCTTGCAGGCTATCGAAGATGGCGGCCGTCACCGTATAGCGCGCGCCTGGCCGGAACCGGGCCCCGGCAAATTCAAGAGGACGGTTCACCGTCACCCGGTAGTGGGTTGGTTTGGATGCCATTTAGCTGTCTCCTCAATCAGATCAGGTCTGGGCGTATTCGATCAGCTCACTGACGAGAAACGGCACCGCCGCGCTCACCGTAGAGCCGATGATCTTGACCGCGTAGGTGCTGACCGAGGCTACATTGAAGATCGAGGTCCGCCGCACTGTGCCATCGGCCAGCACCACGTCCTCAACCACATCGGCTGCCTCCACGCCGTCCAGCGCAGCACCGGTCATGAGCGTCACGGTGCAATCGTGGTTCACCTCTTCAAAATGTTGCAGATCCGTGACCACCTTGACGCTGGTTGTGGGCGAGCCGAGCGTGCGTGCGTCGGACACCCAGGTGAACGCCGTCTTTGGCCGGGTGGCGACCGTCTGTGAGCCCGCAAGCCCGAAGCCCGGCATCAGGTCTGTGGTGCCCGTGAGCGTCATCCGCAGCGGCAAGATGCCCGGCAGACCCGAGAGGTCCGGACCGCTGGTATCACCATCGAGCGCCACCCAGGCCCCGTTCACCTGCACCTCGATATCAGTGCGGCAGGCAGGTGGTGTCACGCCTTCGTGCAGCACATCGAGATCGAGAATACCGCCCGCCAGCTGCAGTGCTGTCAGCTCGACCGAGAGCCGCGTGCGCTCGAACCGCGCAAAGTAGAGCCGCATTTTCATGTCATCGACAAGGTTGCCCGCAAAAAACGCGCCATCAGTCGAGACAAAGAACGTGCCCTGCACCACCCCGTTGTCGGTATTGGTCATGGCGACATAATGATCACCGGTGGTGACCAGCACGATCGCATAGCGCCGTCCGGCCGTCAGGAAGGTTGGCGTGATCGGCAGTTTGCTCTCCACCAGCGATGGCAGGCCCACCTCCGTCGAGATCGCCCCCACCTGAATGTCCGCCACCGGCAGCGTCGTGCGCGAGATCACCCGCGACAGGTCCGGCATGCCGAAGGCGGTCTCGGTCACCAGCAGTGTGACATCCCCCGCGGCGGCCTTTCGCGAGAAGTAAAGCCCAACCTGGCTCAGCCAGCCATCCTGCGAGTTCAGGAAGGTCTGGGCCACTTGCTGGCCGTTGATCGTGGCCGTGGTCGTGACCCGGTCCCAGTATTGCTCCTCATAGGTGTCGATCCAAAACCGCCGCACCCGGATCCAGTGCACATTGCCATTGGGCACACGCGCACCATTGGGCATGCGGTCCGGCAGGCCGTTGGTGACCTCCCAGGTCTCGCCATCCCGGCGGAAGATATTGCCTGCCAGATCATAGGTGCCCTGGCGCCACCAGCGGCTGTTGGTGCAGACCACCATGGAGTTGCCATAGCGCCGCCGCGTGCGGGCGCGTGTGAGCTGGCGAATATCCGTGGTCTCGAAGGTGTACTGCGCCAGCCGCGTCTCGGAGGCATAGCCCGTCAGATCAAGCCGGATGCCATGGGCGTATTTGGGCAGCACGAACCCGCTGGTATCGGCGATATAGACGTTGTTGGGGTTCAGCAGTGCCAGTTCCGAGGTTTCCGAGCCCGCCCGTGGAAACCGGATGCCTTCCTCGACCACCGCGTCAAAATCGGGGTGGTCGACATTTGAGCCTTCTGCCGTCAGAAAATGGTTGGTGCCATAGTAGATATAAGCGCCCGGCGCATAGACCTCGGTGCGCAGCTCATCGAGCTGCTCCGTCAATTCCACAATCTCGGCCTTGGTGGCATAGCCCGCCAGCCGGTCCGCCAGCGCCGACAGATCCGTGCGCAGCGTATCGACCTGGCCGCTGATCTGGCCGCGCCAGCGCTCCAGCGCAATCGTGCGGTTGGCAACATTGCGCAGGTTTGGCAGCTGTGTCGCCTGCCACTGCTCGATCGCCACAACGCCGGTGGTGTCGAGCAGCACATAGGCGATCACCGTCACATTGGCATCCGTGGCGGGATAGCTGGGGTCCGGCCCTTCGGTGCCCGCCACGGTTGAGATTTCTGCGCGGCGCAGGCTTTCCATCGCCACTGATTGCGGCTCGGTGGTACCGGTCTGCGCATCGATCAGGAAGTCGCGGGGCTGGATATCCGTCTCGACCTCCTGGCCGAAGCTGACGATCGCCACCCGCTTACGGGTCACCAGCGGCAGCACGTTGAAGAGATCAACGATGATGTCCTCGCCGCGTGCATAGACCGCGCCCCCCGCATAAAGCCTGCCCGCCGACAGCGTGATTTCGGTGGCGGCCGTTTTGGTGGCCGAGAAACCGGAATAGGCCTTGCCGCTTTCAACCGCATCGCGAACGATGTGATCCATTGAGGTGCGGGCAAAGTCCTGCATGTTGTTGAGATCGGCGGATTGCAGCTCCTGCCGATCGCGGTAGATGACGGTGCGTTCCATGTCTCAAACCTCTGTCAAAGTGCCGAGCGTGATATCGCCCACTGTGCGGCGGTCGCCGGGGCGCGGGACGCGCCAGGTCTTGGTGTTGATCAGGACCTTGTCCCGCAGCGATTTGGCGACCATCACCGCCGCGCGCGCATCCGCGACAGGCTTGATGCTGGCGGCCACGACATAGCCATTGACGAAACGGCCCACCGTACGCGGATACCGACGCCCCGTGATGCGGGTCAGCACCTCGGCGTGGTACGGCGGCATCCCAAGCCGGGTGTAGCCCAGATGGGTGGACCGCTTGCGCTCGTCGAGCACACGGGCCGGGTCGTGAATGTGCCAGCGATCATAGAGATATTGCCAGGCAATCGTCTCCGGCAAGAAGATCTTGGAGACATGCTGGCACGGCACGCCGGGGAACACCGCCCCAAACTGGCGTGGATGTGTCTCAGCAACCTGCTGTGGGCGCACATCGATCAGCTCGCCTTTTGGCCATACTGTTGTGTATTGCTCGCGGCCCAGCCGGTAGCTGTAGGACTTGGCCCGCGGGATGCGGACAATGCGTTGGCGCACCCCCATATCGTCGATCAGGAAGGCGCGGGCTTTGGGCGCGGCGTTCAGGTGGATGGCCGCTGTGGGTTTGGGGGCCAGGATCACCTCGTCATAGGCAATCACGTTGGAATCCCCAACGCGTTCTGGCGTTACCGAGCGGAGCGTCAGAGTCGTCTCGCGGCCGTGATCATGCAGCTTTGCAGTGCGCACATAGCGCGTGCCCTGCACTGAGACCGGGTTGTTGGGTCCGGCAAAGGCAGTGCCCGGGCCGTCTGGTGCCGAAAGATACCGGGTGTTCCGACCGGAAACACCCCGGGAGATGAACGGATAGACCCGAAGCTGGGCAAAGCGGTCGAGATAGGCGGCGCGTTCCGTCTCCGTCAGCGCCTTCGACAGATAGGTTTTGGCGGGTGGCACGATGAACCGCCGCGCCTCGGCCCCCATCACGGCGATCGCTTCCGCGATGGCGGTCTGGGTCCCCTTGATCGCATGGAACGGCAACGCGCGCGCCATGCGCGCCCGCTTGGTTTCCTCCGGCCAGTCCTTGTCCCACAGATCGACAGACAGACCCCAAGCGAGCCAAGGCAGATGGCTGCTGGGGATCTGATGCGGTTGCACCAGCGGACGCAACCCGATGGGCAAATCGGCACTGCGTGCGCCAGTGAGATCAGCCGCCTCCTCAAAAGCCGTCCGGTTGTCCGGCAGCAGGGTCTCTCGTGCCATCGGCGGGGTTCCTATTCATCGCGGAGCGTGGCGACCGTCACGGTGATGGCGTCGATCGCGTAAACCTCGGTCGGCCCGAGGACGATATCAGCGGCGGGCGTAACAAGATCCACCGAATGCACGCCTTCGACATGCAGCTTCGAGAAGATTGCTGAACGGCGCAGGTTCATGCCCAGCATCCGGTTGGTTTCCACCCAGTCAGATAAGGCTGACAGGGCGCGGTCGCGCACCACATTGCCGTCTGGCCCGGGATAGAGGGTCAGTTTGGCCGTGATGTCCGCGCGATGCACCCGTGGCGCCAAGACTTCGACCATATCCGTTAGCGGCCGCACGTCATTGTCGATCAGCGACATGCGAACAGCCTCATGCTCCCCAAGGCTGGAGACCGGGTCGCTCCCCGCCCGCAGCATAGTGACCCGTACCCGGCCGGGCGTTGTCATGATCGCCGTGGCATCGCGCGCCCAAGGCGCGGCGGTGAGCGCGTGATAGACATACGCCCCTTCAGGTCCGGCCACGGAGAACGCCTCCGGGGCCAGCTGCACGCGACGGCGCAGACGATCATCGTCCTCGGCCACCAGCACGCCGGTGTCGTCCTCGACCTGCATCCGCTGCGTGGCAAACAGTGCAGCAAGATGATCGAGGTTGCTGCCATAGGCGGAGGCCAGCAGGACCGAGCGCGCCGCATCATTGATCCGCGCGCGCATGAGCATTTCACGATAGGCGAATGCCTCGATCAGCTTGCGCGCGGGCTCGCTTTCGAGATCAATGACGCCTGCGATTGCCGGAAACCGCGCGACCAGATCGTCGCGCATTTCGGTGACGATCGCCTCGTAGTCGAAGGTCTCGATCACGTCCGGCGGCTTCAGACCGGAAAGGTTGATGGCGGTGAAACGGCTCATGGTTGGGCCTCGCGCTCCTCGATCAGCACCCCGTCCGGGTTGGCATAGGCATTGATGCGGCGCGCGCCTTCGACCGTGAAGTCGCCATAGGTGGCGCGCGGGCGGTACTCGCCCTCGAGAAAGAAATGCAGCCGTCCGTCACGGGTCACTTCGACAATCTGAATACGGGTCACGCGGTAGCGCGGCTCGAATTGCTCGATCGCAGAGGTCACCGCCGCAAACCACGGTGTGACCTCATTAGGCGTGATGGTGCGCCCCAGCAGGTTCGGGACAAACGATCCATACCATTCGCGCATGATACGGGCGCCAAACCGCGTGGTAAAGATGTCCTGCAGGCTCTGGGCCACATGCGGCCAGCCCTCAATCACACCGCCCGTTACGGCGTTCAGGCCGACGGACGGGTTTATGCTGCGCGTGGCCACCGGTTAGCCCGCATCATCAGCAGTGGCATGATCCGCACCAAGATCAGGTTCGATGCGCGATGGTTTCTTGGGCTTGCTTACCTTGGCCGCAAGCGTTTCTGCTAGCCCTTCATCGGTCTCTGGTTCGGCCTTCACATGCGGCACATCGAGCGAGCGCAGCGTGCCGAGGCGCAGCTCATGCTCCGCCTGCTTGGCAGTCAAGGTCAGGACTGTCCCGACCCCGGTGTTGTTCTGCCCGGCGACGAAGCGCCCGGCCTTCTCGGTGATAGCGTAACGCGGCATTAATCTTTCCCTTCGGTTCAGTTGGCGGGAACGCCTGTTGTAGATGGGCCCGAACTCACCCCGCCGTGTATGTGTGTGGCGCCGATGTTCTTCCCGTTGTGCGTAACCGTGCCGCCGGTGATCTCCACGCCAGCGCGAGAGACCCTGAAGGTCACGTCGCCAACCGTGATCTGCGCCTGTGCGCTGGTGAGCTCAAAGGTCAGCCCGCCGACTTCGCTGCGAACGAGATCGTCTGCCAGCGTCATGATCACGTTCCCGTAGGTCATGACGTTCTGATCTGCCGCTTCCGACGGGCTCGGGTTGCTGGCGTGGTGGGTGAGTGGCACCGCCACGGCCTGCTGGAAGTCGCCGGTGGGCGACATGGCCGTCAGCTGCTGGCCGACGGTCGGCGGCGTGTGAACCTTTAAGGCTCCAGAAAACTGCGCGTAGGGCACCCACGGGGAAAGGAACTGCCCGTCCCGGCCATGTGCCGGGCCAAAATCCAGCCGGACCCGTTGCCGGGCAGGATCGACCTCGGCAACGGTGCCGTGGCGCATCATACCGGCCAGACGGCGTTCCAGATCGGTGACCCGCGCGACAAGCTCGACGATTTCGCGGATCGCCATGCCTATGACCCTTGCGGCTCAAAGACGACTGTCTGGTCGAAATCCGGAAACGTGATGTCCGCGAGCGGTTGTGGGTCCGCATCGAGGTCTGCGACCGGCCCGATGCCGATCTGGTTGGCCACCTCCAGCGGGACACCAAGGGTTTCGGCCGCCCGGCGCCAATCGGCAAGTGGTGTGCCATCCATCTCCGCGCGCAGTAGGCTTGCGATATTTGCCAGTATGGGATCGGCTTCCATCAGGACCAGCACGTCGCCCCAGGCGCTGTTTGGCGCAATTGTGTCACCGGCCACCGGCGTGTCCACCAGATCGCAGGTCAGCACCAGCTGCCGCGCAGCAAAGCGCACGCCGTTTTCGGCCGATGCCCCGCGCCGGGAAAGGCTGCGCGTGATCCGGGGGACCAGTTTCATCCAGGCGCGCGACCAGGCGGTATCATCGCGGGTCAGGGCGCGGACCACCTGATGCTCCATGATGTCGAGCGTCAGCTCCATCCCTTCGTCCGTGTGCGGAATGGCAATACTGATCTGACCGCCGTTCCCATCAGACGCTGGCACTTCGACGCGGGATGCGATGGCAATCTCGATCACGAGATCACAGCGATGCGGGCCGCTGTTGAGGTCCCTGCCGGTGACGTCCAGCGCATGTTCATCCGTGGTCAGCACCAGAAGCGGCTGGCGGGTTTCGGCAATGGTCTGGTCGATCGGGTCCACCGCGCTGTCGAAGACCCGCGCGCCCGCCAAGGTGCGATCCCGCAGCGCGCGGGCAGCAGCAAGTCGCATGACAAGACGGGTCAGGCTCATGGGACGTCGTCCTCCCGGACCAGAATGAGGTTGAGATCGCCCATATCCGTGTGATGGACGGCACTGATTGCATAGACCGGACTCCCCACGCGGCTGATCAGCGTGATTGCATCGCCCTTGGCGGGGAGCGCCGTCAGCGCAGCGACCTGTGCCTTGGCGATCCAGAATTCGGCAGCGGTTGAGCCAAGCTTGGTTGTGCCCGACATCTGACCACCCCGTCCCTGACCCCGCAGGTCGTCTTGCACAGGGCCCGCCGAGAAAATACCGTGAACCGGGACCTCGGCGCGGTCCGGGGCCGCTGCGCGCTCAGCGTATTGGACCGAAACGCGCGGCCGGTGGACCGCGACCTCCGCGAAGGCACCCTTGATCGCGCCCGAGAGGGCGGCGTCTAGATCGTCAAACATGGAAGCCACGGGCCCGGTCCTTTCGGCTCACGTCCGCTTGCCAGGGATCAGTACGCGCGGGCGGGTGCAGTATTGCAGGGCGTTCATCTGGAACTCAAGGTTCACACCCTTGCCGTTCTGCATTTCCCACTGCTTACCATAGAGCCGCTGGCCCGGCGTGTTGACCGTCTCGATGTAATCAGCCGGGGCATAGACCGTGCGGAAGAGGCCGGGCACGCCCATGGGCACCAGATGGCACTTGTCGGTCTCAATACCGACATTCTGACCACCGCGGTAGTTCATCCAGGTGATGCCGCCAAACTCGAACGCGCCGTAGATGCCAGAATTGCCCGAGTTGATGTAGGCGTTCCGCAGTGAGGCCGCATCGGCATAGCCCTTATAGGTCTCGCGCACTTCCTTGTGGCCGATCAGATCGTCGAAGAACGCGTCGCCACACAGCGCGATGACGCTCGTGTAGGGCAGACCGTCGAGAATGCCGGCCATCTGGCGGATGACACCGGCGCATTTCTTGCGCAGAGCCCCGTCAGTGGCACTGGCATTGTCGAGATCAAAGTCGACCACGGCCTGCTGGTTTTCGCCGAACTCGGTAAAATAATCGAAAAGGACCGAGCCGTCAGCGTCCAGAAGCTGGCCAGTCTTGAGGATATTCAGCCGGTGGTATTCCTCGGTCAGTGCGAAGAACTGGCTGGCCTCGGCTGCGCGATCCGCGATCTTCTGCTGCAGCCGCTCGACGGCGACCTCCTGGCCGAAGGCGCGCACCTGCTGGACTTCATCGGCGTAGATCGCATCATCGACCTGGAAGTGCGGCACCTTAAGCATCCGCATGGCGCGTTTTGATTTGCCAAAGGTCTGGCCCGGGCCACCGCGGGGGCTGGCCGAGACCAGCATGCGGTTTTGTTCCTTGTCCTTCTCGATCGCGATATCCAGCGTGTCGATGCTGGAGGTCTGGAACAGCCCCATCTGGCCGATGCGGGAGGGCGTGTATTTGATCTCACGAAGCGCATCCGTGAGGCGCATGACGCTGAACGCGTCCTGACTGAAGATGTTGAGGATCGACATGGGGGGGTCCTTTATTGCGTCGGCGCGCCAGCAACTGGCCACGCGGGATCGGCCCGTGGCCCGAGGGCGCGCGGGGGATCAAATTTGAAATGTGTGAACGTCAGGGCGCGGCGTTAGCGCACCGCGAAAGTCCCACGCACTCAGCGCACGATAATGCCGACACCCGCGAGATCAGCTTGGGCCGCAACCTTTTCGGCGGCCTGATCCCGGTCAGGATGATAGGTCAGGATCTTGCCGTTGACCTCGGCGTCCCGAGTGATGCCGGCAACCGAAACATCACTTGCCGTGGCATCACAGCCGTAGAGCGCGATAGCCACGGCGGTCTGGCTGCCATCCGTAGCCCCCACGGCACTGGCCAGATATTTGCCGTTGGCGGTGATTTTGCCGAGCACGGTGCCCGGCGCGATGATGCCCGCGCCACTGGCGATGGTGATATTTTCCCGCGAGCGCTGGCCATTGGCCTCGGTCATCAGGAATTCGCCGGGATGCCGGCCTTCTGTGAGAACAGTCATGGTCCTTCTCCCTTATTCAGCCGAAGCGCGCATTGGCGTGCGTGATAGCCTTTGCCCACCCCGCCACACTGCGCTCGGCGCGGTTGCGTTGGTCGGCCGGGGTTTCAGCCCCGAGCTCGGTCTCCTGTGCAGCCCTGTCGGCGATCGTAGTGGGGACCGATGCCTTGGGGGATGCCGTCATAACTTTCGCGGCATCCACAGCTGTCATCTCGGTCTCAAGCGCCAACACCGACGCTTGCGCCTCGCGCCCTTCGGCCTCGGGCGCTGTCAGGATGGACTTGATGCGGGACGTCGCCTCGGCTTTGCCAGCGGTGACACCGGCTAAATGGGCCTCGGTGCGGGCTGCATCGACAGCGGCCTGCAGGTCGGCTGGGCTGTTGACCGTCGCGCCTATAGCTCCGGACGCGTTTGACGTGTCGCCCTGCGGCGCGTCGCTTTGGTTGGATTTGGTCATGGGTCCTCCCTTTCTCTGGGGGTTTGCCCCGGAGGGCGGTTGCGAAAGCGCGGCGATAACCTCGTCCAGGCTCGCCATACGATCAGCGAGACCTTGGGCAATGGCATCAGCGCCAAGATAGGTCCGGGCTTCTGTGGCGCGGATTGTCTGGTCACTCATTCGACCGGCCCGACCTACCGCAACCAAGCCGACAAATTGGTCATAGATTTTCAGGACCTCAGCCTGCAGGTCAGCCCGCACCGCGTCCGATAGCGGCCCGAACGGGTTGCCATCGACCTTATGCGCCCCGGCATGAATCAGCGTCGGCTTCACCCCGCGATCTTCCAGTTCCCCCGAGCGATCGAGATGCGTCAGCACCACACCGATGGAGCCGACCATCGAGGTGGGTGAGACGATGATTTCCGATGCAGCACTCGCGATGCCATAGGCGGCCGAGGCGGCCACATCATTGACGAAGACCAGAACCGGCTTCACCTCGTTCACAGCGCGAACGAGGTTGGCTGTCGCAAACATGCCCGTGGCCTCGCCGCCAGGGCTGTCGATATCCAAGAGGATCGCTTGAACCTCCGGATCGGCTTGCGCCTCGCGCAGCTGCGCCGCAATGCCCTCATAGGACACAAGACCCGAATTGGCCCCGATCCAGGCGCCGCGGTTCACCAGGCTACCGACGATCGGCAGGATGGCGACGCCGTTTGTAATGCGCATTGAGCTGACGCTGCCATTGTCGCGGCGGTGACTGCCAACAAAGCGGTTCGATTGCGGGTCTGGGGCTACCACAGGATCAATCCCAATCCGGCCCTGCAGCACATGCAGGATCAGATCAGCCTTGTCGGGATGCAGCAGCAGTGGGCGGTTCAGTACCCGCCCCGCGATCTGCGCCAGCGTCGGACGCGCATTCGCCACTGCAGAGTGTTCAACACCTGGCGGTTCCGTCATCTCACCCCTCCTGTTCCGAGCGCAAAGCGCCGAGGGCCCCGGCCCTGTTGCTGGGCACATTGCTCTTCAAAGCCGCGAATGACGGCCAAGAGTCGGTCGGGATAGGCCCGGTGATAGGTCACCGAGCGTTCCACACCGTTCGACCCTGCCCGGAACCGCACCTCCATGGCACCTTCTCCCGCGACGAGCCGAACATAGACCTGCCGCAGGCTGGCGGCCGCCACGCAGGGATCGGCCTCGTCAATGGTGATGGTCATGTCTCGGCCTCATCGCCAGTTTAGTCCTGTTCATCTGCGTCAGCTGCACTCAGCCCACCGCCCTGCGCCCCCATCATCTGCGGCTCGGGCAGCCCGTATTCGGCCCTGAGCGCCTGTTCCTGCGCCAGCTGCTGGTAAACGTCGTCCACATCCGCCCCAAGATCGGTGCAGATCATCGCATCCGACATCACGCCAAGGCGTTTCCAGACCTCGTGCGCCTTGGCTTTTTTCAGATCATCGGCCTGCGGACGCGGGTCGCCCCGCCATTCGGCGCGGCAGGCCGCCGTGCGATTGGCCATAAAACCGGCAATCCCGCCCGGAAACGGCAGGGTCCCAGCCTCGATCTCTTCCTCGAGCCAGGCCTCAAAGATCGGCTGGCAAAACGGTGCCATGATGTTGCGCCGCCTGGCCTTGGTGATCGCGAAGATCTCCGTGGTGGCCGCCTGCAGCGAGGAATAGGTGGCCCCCACATTGTCGCCCGTCGCACTTTCATAGGTCAGCCCAAGGCAGCGCGCGAGTTCGCGCAGCAGATGCATCGCAAAGGCGGCATAATCCGACGATGGATGGTTGCTGGTATGGAACTTCAGCTCCTGCCCCGGAAACAGATGCGCCAGCCGCCCGTTGATCCCCACATCCAGCGTGCTGCCGTCATAATAGCCTGCGACCATCTCGATATAGGCCTCCATCGGCGAGATGCCCTGCGCCAGCATCTGCGCCTGCTCCTGGGGCGTCAGCAGCCCCTGCAGCACCTGTTCCGTCGGCTCATCGGACGTGATCGTCACCGCAAACAGCGTCTGCACAATCGCCGCCATTAGGGTGGCGTCCGCCAGCTGATCGAACTGGCGGGCGACCTGCAGCGCGGGAACCAGAGGCGAGATGCCTCGATGTGTGCCAGGCGCGCCTTCAAAGATATGAATGACGCGCGGTCGGCCCGCCGCATCCCGGGCGCGGACATCGTATTCCACATCGTGCTTGAACAGGTCCTTGCGGATCGCCCGGTAGCCCACTGGCATGCCATCTGCATCGGTATAGACCCCGTTGATCAGCCGCTTCATGCTTTCCGTCTTGCGCGACAGACGCTGCGGCGGCAGCAGTCGCACCTTGGTGCCATAACGGTTCCACGGCCGCTTGCGCCAGGGCAGCTCCGCGAGAATTTCGCCGGTGACCAGCCAGGATCGAAACGCCGCCGCCTGCATCTGACCAAAGGTGCGCAAACCCTGAATGTCGCATTCCTGCGCGCTGCGCGCCCAAAGTTCGAACCGGCGCTCCACCGTTTTCGCCCAGTCCGAGGCCTCGGCTGGCGTCATCCCAAAAGTCTCGTTCTCCGGCAGCGCCTTCAGTTGCAGCCCCGTGCCCACGGTATTGGCGACGCATTGTTCCATGGCCCCGGCCAGCCAGCCGCTGTTGTGCAACAGGTCACCCACCCGCGCGGCCGCATCGTCCCAGGCCTCACCAATATCATCCTGGCTTTCCCGCAGCGCCGGTTTCCAGCCCGCAAAGGTGACGCCGCGCCCGCCGCGCATGTATTTGCCCGAGGGTTTAGGGAGGGTCATCCCCTCAGGCCCTGCCGGTTGAGGCAGCGCCTCGGCCAGCAGAGTCTTCAGCTTTGACATCACGGACATGTGATCTACCTCTCACCTCTGCTGCAACGCGCGAACATCAGCCGTTATTGCAGGGCGCTGCTGCCACCGCAGGGGTTTGGGAGGAGCCCTGCGATGCCGGTGGCAGCGTCACCTCAGCATTGTATAATTTCCATCGCCTCATCGACCTCGGTTCAGGGCGCTGCCTTGCCGGGCGAACCGCGTGCGAAGCGCAGTACCACTTGCGCGGTTTTGCGGGGTCTGCGCTGCCGACTCGCTTGCCTCCCTTGCCGCATCCCCAACCCGACTGGCATCATGCCCCTCCGGCACAGCCGCCTCACGCGTCGGCGCACGCTCAATCCCT